TTGCCGTTTGGCAACAGGTATCGGGCTACCCTGTCGACCTGATTCCACAACAGGTCACTCAGTTCAGATGGGCCCATATTTTTGGCCTCCTTTTAGACATGTCTCCAGCTTTTGCCACGACGAACATCTGAGATCTGCGCCTGACAAACACCGTATTTATCGGAAAGCTCTTTCAGAGACATATCCGGGGTCATCCTGATAGCAACCACATCTTCATGAGTTAGCTTTGATCGAGAATTCGCTGCGCCCTTTGCATCTTTCAATCCAATGCGAAAAGCATGTCTTACGTTCTCCGAGCCAGTGCACCACTCTAAATTTTCCATGCGGTTATCTGCTTTAACGCCGTTGATATGGTTAACCTCTGGCTTGCAGTAGTGATTTGGGATAAACGTTTCCGCTACGATTCGATGAACTTTTCTTGTTTTCAGTCCACCATTCGAGAATAAACCAACCCTCAGGTACCCATTTGTATCTGGTACGGCTTTCAACCACCTCCCCTTCCTGGATCGCCCTGCCGCATCGACTCTAGGATGGGAGTAAACACGACCATCTCTGGTTACCGAGTATTGCCCTTCATAACCAGAGATAAACTTTCCAAATTCAGTTTCCATCATGATGCCCTCAGTTGGAGTTTTTCAAACCAGAAGCGGACAAACGCAGCGCTCAGCAGGCCGTGGTTATATCCGGCAATCAGCAGTGACTTAATTCGTGGCTTCATGTGATCACCTGTCGATAAACACGTAGCCAGACTTGGTTACTGTGATGGCTGATTTAACGCCGCTTGAAGTAGCTGCCGCTGCTGGCTTCTCGTCATTCCAGCGTTTCCCGTTGAGGTACGTTGCAGGATGCAGATTATCGAAGCCGAACTGCTTACCCTTCCGGCAGGCGATGTCTTCTGCCAGCATCTGAGCAAACTGCTCCGGCGTTCCGCGTGATTCTTTCCGCCACTCCTGAAACTGAGACCTGAATGCAGACATGGCTTTCTGCTTGCCCTTTTTCACCATGCCTGCACTCCAGAAAACTGATTCGAATGCTTCGTCAATTTCCTGATACTTGTTTGCAGGCTGGGAGACCTTTTCACATGTCGACCGAACCTGTTCGGGCAAAGTGTTTTTATTGTCTTTCTTTTCTTTTGTAATATTGTCTTTTGTGTTCACCTGATTCGGGTAAGAGCGTTTACCTGATTCGGGTAAGCTTTTCTTACCTGATTCGGGTAAAGTTACCTGATTCGGGTAATGTTCTTTTTCCCACTCTCCAATCGCCTTATTTATCCCAACCTGGCGGCCTGATTGGGACAGTATTTTTCGCTTAACGAGAGTGTTTTTTGCTGCTGAGCATTTATGAGGCAACATTCCTGTAAGCTGTGACAGCTGCTCATTGCTGATCCAGTCAACCTTCTTGTTAAAGCCGTATGTCTTGCGCATAACAGCCATGAAAACCAGAAGCTGATGTTGGGTTAATCCTGCAAGCATGACGGCTTCTAGGAGATCGTTGGCGATGCGCGTGTAACCATCTTCAAGTTCAGCCACGCGACGCTCTCTTGCCTCGATATGAGGCGTTAAATCGTGAACTTCAGCCAGATTCCTCATTTGCCCTTCTCCTTCGCTTTGTGTTCGTCCAGCATCTGCCGAAACTTCTTTGCAGCTGCCTCACTGAAGCCACTAAGGAAGCGTTCACGGGCAAGGTTTTTCTTTGCATCGTTATGGTCAACTACATGATTTCGTGCCATAATTACCTCGTTGAAATTGCACATGTTTCGATACTAGGCCTCGAAGAATTCGCCGTTCTTCGGGGCTTTTTCTTTTGTCAGCAATCTCGCTACTTGCTTAGCAAGATTCGCCATCTCGTCGTCTTCCACGCCCCATTCCAGAATCGCCAGCAACATCGCCATCTTGGGGATCATGCTGCTCTTCCACCGGGTTATCTGGGACTCATCAACACCGAGCTGATTAGCAATCTTTTTCTGACCTCGCATTGCAATGCGGTTGAAAATATTGCTTGTAATTTCATTGGCTTTCTTGCGTGTGCTTGTAATTTCCATTACGTAGAATTCCTTACGTTAAGTAGTTGAAATAAATGTGTGTTATTTAACGTGCACCATTGACAGTCATCCTTGACCACGCCGGGCACCCGACCATATACCGGGCCGTTCGGTTGAAGCTTGATTTACTACGCAGCCTTTTCTGGATGCGGGAAAAGATTTGGAAGGTCAGGCCTTATCTGGTGCGGCTTAATCTTTCCGTTGGTTGCCTGAACTAAAGAGGCAACATTTTCTGGCGCTACCTTTGCCTTGTTGTGCAGCCATTTCTGTACGGCTGCTTGGCTTACTCCGCACGCTTGGGCTAAACCCTTCTGCGTACCGACAATGGCAATGGCAGTTTTAATTACTTGGTTCATAAAACCACCTCCGTTGTAATACAGAAATAAATATATAACTATGGTTGTTATTTTGCAAACACTTTAGTTGTTTGACGGCGTATTACTACGGTTGTATTTTGCGCGGCATGAAAATGACACTTGCAGAACGACTAAAGCTGGCTATGCGCAACGCTAATGTGACTCAGGCATCTCTGGCTGAGCGGATTGGCGTGTCACAAGCAGCAATACAGAAACTAACTTCAGGTAAAGCCAAGAGCTCTACGAAGCTAGTTGAGATAGCCAGAGCATTGGATGTAAGGCCCGAATGGCTTTCTGATGAGAATGGCGAGATGAAATCCTCTAACCGCGTGAGTGAAATACCGGGCAGCTATGATGTTGTGCCCGTCGATCCCTGGGATAGCACAACCCCTTTGCGCTCAGATGAAGTAGAGGTACCGTATTACAAGGATATTGAGCTGGCTGCCGGAGACGGTAGCTTTGCGGAAGAGGATAATAACGGGTTTATGCTTCGTTTCTCTAAGTCGACACTTCGCAAGGTTGGTGCTGATACCAGTGGTGAGGGGGTGGTTTGCTTTCCTGCGTATGGCAATAGCATGGAACCAATCATTCCAAGCGGAACCACTGTGGCAGTGGACTGTTACAATAAAAAAATTATTGATGGCAAGCTGTACGCGATCAACCAGGATGGACTGAAACGCATTAAGCAGCTGTACAGAAAGCCCGGCGGAATGGTTGTTATACGCAGTTTCAACCGTGATGAGTACGCCGATGAAGAAATCCCAGAGGATAGAGTAGAGGTGATGGGCCGAGTCTTCTGGTGGTCAGTTTTAGATGTCTAAACCCTCCTTCCAAAGAACCCGCTTCGGCGGGTTTTTTATCGCCTGTAGAAAATAATTAAAACTTTTTCGCCTTATAAAACAACCACAAAACAACCACAGCCAACTTATTTACAACCACAGTTGTTGACATGATTACAACTATAGTTTTAAATGAACCCATGTCGAACGGCGCGACATTAAACCATGCGTCGGGAGCGCGGCGGGTTCAGGATGAACGGCAATGCTGCTCACTAGCGAAAGCAAAAAATAAAGCTTATTAGCTTCATTTTTTGTTTTTGGCGAGGAAAGTATGAGCGACTTAACGCAAGAACTTCTCAAATCTATGCTGCTTTACGATAGTTCTACTGGATCCTTTACTTGGAAAGAAAGGCCTCTACATCAATTTTCTGACAAGCGAGCATGCTTAACCTGGAACAATAAATACCCGGGAAAAGTTGCAGGCTCTCCAGATAGCAAAGGATATTTGCGCATCAATTTTGGTAATAAAAAATACAAAGCCCACAGGCTTGCATGGCTTTATGTGCACGGAGTTTGGCCGGAAATCATAGATCACATTAACGGCATAAAACATGACAATCGGATAAAGAATTTACGCAGCGTATGCTTTGCAGACAACATGCGAAACCGTAGAAGGCTGAATATAAATAGAAGCGGAGCTAATGGCGTGACAAAGCGACACCCAGCAAAGAATGGATGCAAATTTACTGCAAGCATCAGAGTGAATGGCAAGGCTAAGTATCTAGGCTCTTTCCATTCATTAGAGGATGCAGTGGCGGCAAGAGAAGAGGCAAACGCTACCTATGGTTACCATGACAACCATGGCAAGTGAAATAACAGACCCGCTCCGGCGGGTTTTTTATTGGATGCACCACAAAGGTAGCCAAAGCAGCCACCCTGCCGAGTCTGCGTGATCGGAATGAAGGCGGTGCTGTATGTCTGCCGAGCGTGGCTATCTACAGCGCTGGCTTCCGTAAAGCAAAAGATATCGTAACGGCGAGGTGAGAGATGATTGAGCAACTCAATTTTTATATGAATCAGGCATCGCCAGATCTACTTGAAAGTCGTCGAGAATACATCGAGCGGGTCATCGTCGGAAAGCTTAAGCGCGGCATCGAGATATTCAGGTCATGGCCGCCAGAGTTTGCCACCACGCCAGAATCAAAAGTACTTATAGGGGCATACGAATCTGGCCTTACATTCTTCACTGAGAGAGGTTTCAACAATGCCTAATCCATTAACTCTGGGGTTTTCCCCATTAAGCGGAAAGATTTATGCAGGGCGCAGTAAGCCAGTTAAGGGTGCTGCGCCGGGTGTGCGTCAGTTCACTGGCGACAAGGTCGATGTAACTGATGATGCGCTAGGTTGCGTGGCTGACAAATTGCTCAAGGAGGGCAAACCGGTTCAATGGGATTTGGGTGGCGGAAAAATCCTGACGCTAAGCGCGACAATCACGGAACCAGAACAGGCTGCCTAAGGGTGGCCTTTTTTATTACCTGAATTCAGGCCAACAACGTAGAGAGCGAGGTAGTTATGGAACAGAAAGCAGTTGAGTTTGCTAAGTGGATGGCAGAGCAAAACATTGATGGGGCTGACGCGCGAGCCGTTCAAATTATGGCTTACCTTTGGCTAACTAAAGCCAAGCAGGTATTCGAATAGCCGCCACTGAGCGGCTTTTTTTACGCCCTTTGAGGCCAACACCATGGTTACACGAAAAGAGAGCATTGGGATTTGTTTAACAATAGTCGCGCTGATGGCGCTGGCGAAAGTGATGGAGAGGTGTTTATGAGTGGATTTAAGGGTAAGCCGGGGCCTTGGCACTGGGAAGGCAAAGTTCTCTGCAACGATGAACATATCGTTGGCGGTGATGGTTGGGCTTTTAATGATGCAGATAAGCGCCTGATAGCTGCGACTCCTGAGCTGCTTGAGGCGCTTCAGGAACTCGTTTTTCTCTATGAGCATGACGAGGGATGCCGGGAGCTAACAGAGTACAAAAGAGCCAAGGCAGCAATCGCCAGGGCGCTGGGTAACAACTGACAGGAGAAGAGGATGGAGATTTTTGTCTACGTAAAACGTTCAGAACTGGCTGAAATAGACATGGATGAGTACGGGCTGAAAAGCACAATTATTGAGGATTTAAACAATAACGAGGATGACGTATATCCTGGATTCAATGTGACCATGAAGGTGACAGAGGATATCTGATAGCAGCGCAATGGCTTGTCACGACAGGCCATGACGGTGCTACGCACCAACGCTACAACGGTAATTACGAGCCGTTGAGCTATGGAATATTTGGGCGCGCAATGCGCCCTTCTTTTTTATCCCAACCAACCAAATTAATCAGGAGTTACCCATGTACCCAACTCAATCTGAGATCGGGGAGCTTTTCACGTATTCAAAAAATGATGGATCGCTTACATGGATAAAACCGCGCATTCCTGAGCGAGCAAACCTTCCTGCGGGGTCAATAAAAAAAGATGGATATCGTTACATAACCATAAAAAGGAAATTGTATTCCGCGCATAGGCTCATCTGGATTTTATTTCATGGAAGTGAGCCGGATGGGATAATTGACCATATCAATCGGATAAAAACAGACAACCGTATAGAAAACCTGCGGATTGCAACGAAAGAGCAGAATGGAGCCAATGCAGGCATGTACTGCACCAATAAGACAGGCTTTAAGGGTGTCCATTACTGCAAGCGTGATAAGCGGTTTATAGCATCCATAACTTTCCATGGGAAAATCAAAAGAATCGGCGGCTATGCCACCGCTGAGGAAGCAAGCCAGGCATACCAAAAAGCCTCTATTTCTCTGAATAAAGAATTCTCACCATTTAATTAAGGAAACCCACGATGAACTATGCCATCGCGGGCGGCGCCATCGTGGGCGTCGCCTATCAAGAATCATCTCAACTTTCACGACTGACCGAACGCCTGCGTCGTATTGGCCGCTGGTTCATCGACAACCTCAATGAGCGAGGAAACACATGAAAAACCAATTCTTTAAACGCGCTCAGGAGCTTTGCCGGGAGGCACAGCTTTACGGTAATGCCGCGAAATGGGCGATGGCTATGCGACTGCTGCGGAGGGCGACAAATGCAAATTAAGCTGAATTTCAAAGACCGGCAGGAGATTGAAAAAATCATCGCAGGCTTCGATGAGAGCGACAACGAGCGCATC